TCTCCTAGCACCTATGGGTCGTGCATTCTTCGCATTTAACATGCAGTTTGACTACGATGAAGACATCAAAGGTGACCTAGAAGTTACAGCTAACGGTACTGAAAGCTTGATGGCTAACGAAGTACGCTCCCAGCGCCTAATGCAGTTCTTGGGTGTCGTACAGAACCCTGCACTAGCACCCTTCGCTAAGATGGACTACATCATTCGTGAGATTGCTAAGAGCATGGACCTTGATCCAAACAAAGTTACTAACTCTATGCAGGATGCAGCTATCCAAGCTGAGATTCTCAAAGGATTCCAACAACCTGCTCCACCTCCTGAAGCTGCAGGTATGGGACCGCCTCCACCAGAAGGTCCAGCACCTGTTCCAGCAGGAGCCAACCCAGCAGATCAGACAGGCGCAGGTGGTGGTACTATTGGCACAGGCGTAGCCCCAGCACCAGGTGAAGAAGGATTCTCTGGTGTCGCTTAAGTCTTTTGTAAATAATAAAGGTGAATGGGATGCATTCTGTACTGAGCTAGATGAAATGATAGCTATGGTACAGGGTAGATTAGAGCAAGCTGAAAACACTGTTGAAATACACAGAGCGCAGGGTAGTATACACATACTACGTAGACTAAAATACTTAAGGGATAAAGTTAATGGCGTTAAATGAAGATGAACAAACAGAAGCGGTATTTAAGTCTAGCCGTACAGATATAGACCCTGTGTCAGGCAATGAAGTACCACCTGGTTCTCTACCTGAAGAAGTACGTGATGATATTCCTGCAATGTTAAGTGAGGGTGAATATGTTGTCCCTGCTGATGTTCTACGTTTCTATGGTGTTAAGTTCTTTGAGGACTTACGTGCACAAGCTAAGATGGGTTTGGCTGAAATGGAAGCTAATGGTCGTATTGGCGGTGAGCCTATCGAAGAAGAAACGGGTGACGTTGGTATTTCTGATCAAGAGCTTATGGTCATCATGGCTCAAGCCCCGCAAGAAGAACAACAAGTAATGGCTAACCGTGGTGGGCTTATGGGCTTCCAAGCAGGTGGTCTAAACTATCCAGCATACATCCAACAGCCTGACCTAACACAGTTCGGCATGGCAGGTCCAGACTTCCAAGGTGGACTAGAGTATCGTACCTTTACTAACGATGCAGGTATGACTATTACTATCCCATTCTTTAATGGTGAACCTATGGGTATGATTCCACCAGGTTACACAGAAGGTGATGCACCTACTACTACAGAACAAGCTGCACCACAGGTTTCAGAAGATGATGGGTTTGATGCAGCATCTGCTCAACGTGCTAGAGATCGTATTGCAGAACAAAAGCCAAATAAAGAAATAGACTTTACTGATCCACAATCTGTAGAAACAGCAGTAAATACGCACTACTCTTCCCAGCCTTTACTTCAGGCAGGTGCTTCAGCAGTGTTAGGTCTTCCTGGTTTAGCTGCTAGTTACGGTATTAAGAAGTACGAAAAGAATAATCTACTAAAAGGTATCAATGCTGCAATAGAAGGAAGTGATGATCCTATTACAAAAGCTAAGCTAGAAGCACAGAAAGAACTTCTAGAAGATAAAGATAAGTGGAAGACTTCATATGAAGAGAAAACAGAAAAGCTTGGCTTAGTAGACAGTATTAAGAACTTCCTTGGTTTTGGTGAAGAAACAGAAGCTAAGCAGTATAATAAACCTGAAGGGCTTAGCAATGAAGAATGGAAAAGTGCTTCTCTTAATAACTGGGTAGACGCAACAAATCTTGTTAACTCTATAAGTGCTAGTGACGATCCTATCGCTTACCATGAAGCTATACGTGCTCAGTCGGAAGCAAGTAGAGAAGCTACAGCAGCAGCACAAGCTGAATCAGGGTGGACAGGTTTCTTTAGTCCTCCTGAAGAAAAAGAAGAAGACGAAGAATAATCCACATAACTATAAGGCTACCCAGTTATAACTTGACTGGCCCCAACATAAGGAGTAAACAATGGCTGAAGTAGAACAAGTAGAGGTGCATTCAGCATCGCACTTACGTAACATGGCACGAGTTAATCGTGATGAACAAGAACTACGTGAGCTTATGAAACAAGCTGGCATGGTGCAAGAAGATGAAACGCAGGAAGAAGCCACCGATAGTGAATCCGATAGCGAAAGCTCTGAGAACACCTCAGTTCAGGCAGAAAGTGTTTCTGAACAAAAAGAGAAAAAGCCAGTTAAAGCCGAAGCACAAGAAGCGGATGATACAGACCTAAGCGCTGAAGAGAAAACCTTTAAGCAACGCTATGGCGATCTTCGTCGGCACATGCAAGAGAAAGACAAGGAAGTAGCTGCTAAGCTAGAAAAGCTAGAGCAACAACTAGAAGCTGCTACTAAGAATGAGCTTGTACTACCTAAGTCAAACGAAGAGATCGAAGCTTGGGCTAAGAAGTATCCAGACGTAGCAGGTATCGTAGAAGCTATTGCTACAAAGAAAGCTGACGAGAAAGCTGCATCACTAGATACTCGCTTGAAAGAGATCGAAGAGCTACGCATCACAGCTAAGCGTGAGAAAGCCGAAGCTGAACTAGCTGCACTACACCCAGACTTTGGTGAGATTCGCTCAGATGATGTATTCCATGAATGGGCTAAGGATCAGCCTAAGTGGGTACAAGATGCTCTATACGAGAATGTAGATGATGCTAAGTCTGTAGCTCGTGTGATTGACTTGTATAAAGTTGACAAGGGTATTACTGGTAAAGCAAAATCTAGTAGTGACAAAGGTGCTGCTTCTTCAGTGAAGACAAAACGCAACACTACGCCAGAACACGATGAAGCATCTAAGTATCTTAGTGAATCACAAGTAGCTAAGATGTCTATGAAAGAATATGAGAAGCGCATGGAAGAAATATTTGAAGCCCAGCGCCAAGGAAAGTTTATTTATGATGTGTCAAGAAAATAGTTGACAAATGAATATTCATAAGTAAAACTATAGTATATACACAAATACAAGTGTGTATGCTTTTTAAGCACTAGCCACAAAAAAGAACTACCTCAACGTATAGGCCCAGCGCAGATAGGGCGGCCACCCTTGACGCTAAGCTGACTACCCTAATATGAAGAGCCTCTTTAGTGGATATGTAGTGTCTACTTTCACGCCATATCTATAAGGAGAAACAACTATGGCTATTACATCCGCATCGGGTGGATTTAACGGGAACTTTTCCCCAATCATCTACTCCAAACAGGCACAGATTGCTCTACGCAAAACTGCTGTCGTAAATGCGATCACAAACAACTCCTACTTCGGAGAGATCGCAAACCAAGGCGATACAGTTCGTATCCAAAAAGAGCCAGACGTAACAGTCAACTCTTTACAACGTCACACACCTATTTCTGTTGAGAAGCTAGATGACCAAGACTTCTCTTTGACCATCGACAAAGCTAACTACTTTGCTTTCAAAATGGATGACATCGAAGAGCAGTTCTCGCACGTTGACTTCACATCTTTGGCTGCTGATCGTGCAGCGTATAAGATGGCTGATGCAATGGACGAAGAAGTTCTTGGTTACCTATCTGGTTACACAGGTGGTGCAGGTTCATGGGCAGTAAACACAACTGCTTCAGGTGACAAAGCAAACTCAGCCGCCTCCAATGGTTCTGCAGCAGATAAAGTCGGTGCTGAACTTTTGGCAGCTAACCGTCTAGATGCTACAGACTTCGGAAACTTGACAATCGCTGCTACTGCAGGTGCAGGTTCGTCTATTCCTCTAGCACCACGTCTTCCAGGCGCAACAGCATTGTCAGCAACTACAGTGTCACCACTAACAGTTATTGCACGTATGGCACGTATCATGGATACAGCTAACGTGGACTCACGTGGACGTTGGATCGTTCTTGACCCGGTATTTGTAGAAATGCTAAAAGACGAAGACGCACGTGTCCTTAACGCTGATTTCGGCGGTACTGGCCTAATGAATGGCTTGGTATTGAACAACCTACACGGCTTCCGTGTTTATGTTTCAAATAACCTTCCATACTTGGGAACAGGTGCAGGTACAACAGGCGTAACTGCACAGGAAGCTAACTACGGTGTTATCGTAGCTGGTCAAGACGAAGCAGTAGCTTCAGCGGAGCAAATCAACAAAGTTGAGAACTACCGTGACCCAGACAGCTTTGCAGACATCGTTCGTGGTATGCACCTATACGGTCGCAAAATCTTGCGTCCAGAGGCAATTGTCACAGCGAACTACAACGCTGCTTAATCTTAGATAAACTATTGGGCTGGTCTTGTCAAGAGGCTGGCCCTTTAGTACATCTACTTTCTCTTAAAAAGGACTCCAAACAATGGCTATCACAACAGCAATGTGTACAAGCTTTAAGTCGGAACTATTGGGTGGTACTCATGATTTGGATACCCACAATATCTATCTTGCACTAATTAAAGCTACACCTACAGGCACATATGGTGCTGCAACTACTAACTACTCTGATGTAACAGGTAACTCTGATGAAGCTACAGGTACAGGTTACACAGCAGGTGGACAACTATTAGATAACGTTACAATCTCTGTAGACGGTACAACAGCTATCGTAGATATTGATGACGAAGTATTCACATCCTCTACTATTTCAGCAGACGGTTGTATTATCTACAATGCTTCTGCTTCTAATGCTGCTATTGCAGTAATTGACTTTGGTGGTACACAGACATCAACAAATGGTGACTATACTATCCAGTTCCCAACTGCAGACGCATCTAACGCAATTATCCGCATCGCATAATAGGAGCATAGACTATGGCTCTCGTAATTAAAGACAGAGTAAAACAAACTACTACCACTACAGGTACGGGTACTCTTACCCTGAATGGTACAGTAGATGGCTTCCAGACTTTTGCTGCTGCTTTGTCTGACGGTGATACTACTTACTATAGTATCTTTGAGCCTAGCACTAATAACTGGGAAGTCGGGCTAGG